ACATAGTAATCCAAAATATACAGAAATTTTTGTGCCATTATTCTTAATATTTAACAATTGCATTATATAAAAATTTTATTCAAAAGTCAAGCATTTAGATTCTCCATAGTTTATTTGAAACAATTTTTTCAACTGTTCCTTACAGATTGCGGTCAACTAAGGCACTAATATTTATACCACAGGATCGCAGGTTTTACAATCTCTCTTGGTGACATACTCTAACTGATGCCAGAACTGGGTGTAACAAAGCACAAGGATGTGTGTTTTTTTATGAATAGGGCAGTCCCTATAGTTCTCATCACACTTATCCTTTACACCAACCTCAATGGTGATGTAGTCATTGCACATAAAGTACACCCACCCTTCTACATCACCACCATATTCTTTTTTCCATATAACATAATCATTAACTTTTGGCGTATAGGGCATACTCTAATGGGTTGAGATTAAGTTGCATTGAAGAATAAGGAGTAGTAGACTCAATGTCTACCTGATTACCTTGCTTGGTGGAGTTGATAGGCGCATAGTAACACTGTTTCTTTGTGTCATAGAATCCCCAGATACAACGGACTGGATCACCAAGATTGTAATTAAACCGACGCTCGTAATGAATCCAGATAGCAATAACATTGCGTTTAAACTCTGTCTGCTCATAATACATTCCTTTTGGTGCTACATGTGGAAAGTCATACGGCAGTTCAATTATCTCTGACTGCACGAAGTCTGTTGGGATTGTATCCTTCTGCGAGGAGTTGTTCAAGTCTTTGCGTTGCTTGTTCTTTAGTGAGTTTCTTGGACTGCTCATCAACTACATTCCAATCATTTGTGCAAAGTTCTTCAATTCTATACAAAGAGTCCATTTGTCCTTACAAGATAGTTTTTCTCATAGTTAATTAGGTCATCAGGAAAGTACACTTCATTCTCAGTGACATTCTGCATGGGAGCATTAATCCAGGTCTTAACTTGTGTGGGTCGTGAGAGCAAATCAATTCCCAAATGTGTGTACTTTTGATTAGTAGGAACATGCACTCGGTACTCACTACCCCTATTCTCAGTCAGTAAGCTGAGTTTGATGTTTTCATCTGCGGTTACAATAATTGTACCACAAGACTTCCAAAAGATGTCTCGGAATACATCAAAGTCTTCCAAATACTTGTCTGGATTGTCTAGAATCATTCGCCCAATAAACTGAGGTGACAGGTAATGGTCATGCACTGTCTTACCACGATTCAGTTTATTTTGGTATGCAGTTTTACTAATGAACCCAGTATGATTTGGAGTTCCACAATCAAACACACCCATGTAATAAATGCGTGTGAGTGGACGATAGAACTCAGGCTTACCCCAGTTGTGTACATTTGCCCTCATAGAATTAAAGGCAGTCTCACAGTATTCTTGCCAGCGTTGTGGTTTTTTCATTAGTTGAATACAGCAGTTACACTAATAATTTTTGCTTCAGGGTTGCGAGCAAGTGCTATCTTGCGTGCATGTTGGTAGTCACGGCAGATCACTTCTTCATAGAAGACTTGACCCGCCACATAGAGTTGTACTTTGCACTTCATAGTTACCTCCGAATGACACTAATAGCGGCATCACCCTTCTCAAAGACAGTATCAACTACCGCCTGTACGCTTCTAGAAGTGCTAATACCCACTTTGTCATAGACTGGAACACAAACCAGTCCAAACGTCTTCTCAGCGCCACCTAGACGGATTACACGCCCGATTGACTGCTGAATACCAATGTAATCCATGTTACGCATGAATAACACTGCCTCAAGTCCATTGACATTGATACCTTCAGACAGAATAGAGTGGTGCAGAACCACAAACTTCTTGGTAGAATCCTTACCCCAAGCGTTCAGAGTCTCAAAGAACTCTTCACGATCAACTTTGCGACCATCAATGATAGCACCAGTTTTGGAGGTGATATACATCCAAGAATAGTCACGCTTCTCCAGTTGCAGACAGAAGTCAGACTGAGAGACAAGTTTGACAATCTGCTTGGTAGAACGAGCACAGATCAGAACCTTCTTGACTTCCTGGTCATCAATCGTATCCAGGAGATTCTGACTGTCACGGTCAGCAATCATCTGCTTGTCCTGTACCATGTCCAGTTGCTTGACAACAACCTTGGGAGGAAGAATGTATCCACCCTCAACCAACTCAGGAGCAGAGACTTTGCAGATTACCTGACCATAGACAGAACCATCATTCATGCCAGGTTTGAAGATAGTGGCAGAATGTTTTGGTGTGGCAGTAAAGAAGAAGCAACGATCTGCCTCATGACTGAAGTGCTCAGTGGGAGGGAAGAAGTTACGCTTCACACTGTTGTGTGCCTCATCAAAATAGATTGTGTCAATCTTGATTCCAGACTCTACAACACGATGCAAAGAGTTGTAGGTGGTGAAGATGATCTTGTTACGCTTGTAGCATTGCACTGCCCAATCGTAAATGTAGTCTGCTTTGGTTGTAGACTCATGATGAGTCTCACCACTATGAACGTGAAGAACACGCACCATAGGATCAACAATGTGCTCAAGAAACTCAGAAGAGAGTTGCTCGGCAAGCAGGATACGGGGAGCAACAACCACATGAGTCTGACGCTCAAACAATTCAAAATGAATCTGAGTATCCTGAATCATGCAAAGAGTCTTGCCCCCGCCTGTGGGAACAATTACTTGACCCTTCTGCTGATTCAGCATGGCGTCAACTGCACGTTGTTGGTGAGGACGGAGTTGAATCACAAGTTTGGTTGAACTGGAGTCATTATAGCACAAAAAAGGGGGGTCTTGCGACCCCAAAAGCAAGTTTAGATGGTTTGACGAGCAACCTCATCAACACGAGAACGGACGTTTTCTTCTGCGTTTTTGATGAAGTCAAGATATTCGTTTGAAGAATATCCAATAGCTGTATTGTTATTAGTTGGGATCTTCGCACGAAGAACTTTCAAACAATACTCGTTATAGAGTGAAACCAATCGCGCAACGTTCACTTCTTCTCCCTTGAATTTAGCATTGCCAGCAGTCAAAATGCCTTGAGTGACATTATCAAGAAATCCATGAGAGAAATTTGACCTTTGATTGTAAATGTAGTCAATAAACGCAGTGATAGAATCTACATTATTGTTTTCGTCAACAAATTTAATTGCATTCTTGAAAGAAACTAAGAATGAAGTTCCCGCAAAGGTTGCAATCCCTCCCACTTCTTCCTCTGGAGTACAAGATGTGAAAGCACTAAGATAGCGAGAACATGCATTTTCATTTAAATTGAGAGACTTGGTAATTTGTCGGTAAGAAGTTGCCTCAAAACTGGAAGTATCATTGGTTCCAGCGATACCAATTCCAAATTTATCCAGATATTCATACAAATCTACCGCCCACCTCTCTCCTGCATGATATGCTGCTTTGAAACGATCATCAGTTGCCTGAGAGGTACGATAGTTGCAATCAACGTTGTGATCTTGTGCCTCGGTCTTGATGATGTCGCCAATGTCAGCAGAAGTATGGAAAGTAATTTCTGCGGGAATCATCTGCTGCCTATTACCAGTTACAGCAAATGCCTTAGTAACTCGGTGATTACCTTTAGTTGCAACTAGCTTGCCATCTGGACGTCTGAAAAGTGAAATAACTCCAGCAGACTTGTAGGAGAATCCACCACGAGACTTCAAATTTTTTGCAATGTTGCCATAGTGAATACGATCAACCCGATTATAAATTGAATCACCCCATATTTCACCAACTGGAACCATCGCATGAATGGTTTCGCCTGGTTTTGGTTGTAAACTGTTTATTGCTGCATTGAAGTTTTGCAATCCCTTTGGATATTCATCCAAAATAGGCATTTTGAGAAGATTTTTTTGAATGTCATCGGTGACCTTTTCTTCATAAAGGTCAACAAGATTTTTGAGAGTAGACATGTTGTGGTTGTTAATCATAGAACCGATGGACTTTTGTCTTTGTCCATCATGCTCACATTATACAGGATGATCAGTCACCGTGTCAAGGGCTAATCTATTTCCAAGCACCCTCTTCATCAAATTTAACGTAACCTGCTGTGGACGTTGCTTCCATCCATACCATGCAGTTTTCTTTCCGTCAAGGTGTGGAGGAGTCTGACCAACAGAATAGTATTGATCAGCAGTGACATCATAGTTAATAACACCGCCAGACAACCACCAGTGCTTTTCTCCTCTATAGTCAATAGCACTCATGGGAATCAGTTCATCACTATCCATCAGGCAATACAATGCCTGAGTTGCATGATAGCAATGACCATAGTATTTGTTGGTCTGAAGATCTTCAGGATACATCAAAGACTTTCTGCCTTTAAGTAAATCTGGTGTCAGATTTTCACGGATGAATCCCATGACTGATTCAATCTCAGTCATGGGATAAGGTTCAAACGTTAGTGTTCTGGTTTGAAATATTTTTTTGTCTCTGTATCTGTGCCTTTCTATAGTCTTCAACTATCTACTCCAGTCTGTCGGAACACTTACTATAAAATACACCATTCACATAGCAAGACTTATTTGGTTCATAATACTTGACAACATTTGACTGTGGTTGGTCAAGAACACAATAGTCACCTTGTCCTGTTGTTGCCTCATTGACACACAGCGAAACAAGAACAGGAGCAAGGAGTTTAAGAGTGTACATTATTCGTCAGCAAGGTGGTCAGCACATGCCAGTGTATCACATGGAGGACATTCAAGCGGTTCATTAGCATTATTCCAGAACTTTTGATTTGCTTCTAGAAGTGCTTCTGTTACACTCTCCTTGAATGAAGAACGAGGAACGAATACATCATCATCCTCAGTCTTATACTCTGGGTGCTCCTCTTTGAATGTGTATTCTACATCATACAGGAGAGATTGAGTGATGTCTCGTACTACTTCCAGGCATGATCCAGGCAGATTACGATAATCACCATTGCCACTGCCATACATCATATCTCGTACATGATTCATGAGAGAGATGTAAGTATTTGCCTTTTGTGCGAAGATGAGTGTGAATTCATCTTCATGCTCTTGAGATTTAAAATTAGGGATTGTCATAGTTTTACTTGTAATCCTGATAAATGACGTTTATTCGGAATCCTGATATTTTGGGCAATACAGGAAGTACTTGTATTCAGCAAGTGGTCCATAATGCCACTGTATTATATCACATCCTTTGTATTCTCCAACCACTTTAGTGGACTGTTCTTCAACTGGTCGGTTCTGTGACTGTCCAAGTAGAGCAATGAATAGAATGAATAGTCCTACAACAATACCAATAAAACCAGACCGAGTGAGAAACTCTTGTAGAAACTGTTTGTCATCATTGGTCATCTGCCAACTCCTTCATACCTTTATCATTCTCTTGGTAGAGTTTGTCTAGTGATTGTAATGCCAATTGTTCTTTTAATTGATCAAAGTAATCTTTGGATACTACTACACCTTTGTATCCAGGAAAGTATTCTTCTACCTTCTTGGGAATCATCATAACGGATGGCCAACCACTAACAACATAGACAGAAACAATTTTTGTTTCTTCGTCAATATGATATGGCCATGGAAACTTAGTCTTTTTCATCTTCAAGTTCCATAATGCATTCTACAAGGGTGCTGATACTCTCGTTTTTGCTATCTCCTGATGTGAAAACTTGATCCCACCATTCAGATATAACAAAGTAAAGTTGTCCTTCTTTAAAGAATGACAATTGTCCTTCTTTTTCAGTCATTGTTGTCCTCCTTTACTAAGTAAAGTTTTACTAAATCATAGATTCTATCTGCCATCTGATCACAGAGAACAGTATCACCAAGTTCAGTTTCTAAAAGTTCCCATAGTTGATCATAAAAACTTTGCTCTTGAATTTTGAATCCATCATCAACTGCTAACTCCTTCATACCTTTTTCATTCTCTTTATGTAGTTTGTCCAGTGCTTTCAGTGCTTGTTCTTCATTGAATCCATCATAGGTAGTGTCCAACCATGGAGCATCATCTTTGTCTGGGAGGTTGTAGTCAGTCATAATACTTTTGTGCGTCCTCTGTCCATTCTTTTAGGGCATTTATCTCACTGATAGATTTGACGAGATCAATAATAGTCGCATTCTTATCAATATACTCACCATCACGATCTACTGGTGCTGGATTGATATCAAAGATCACATCCCACCAATCATAGATGACATCATAGATTTGTTGTTCGTAGTCAGTCATAGGTAGAAATTTGGGTTCAAGATCATCTGCGTCCCAGGGTTTTTGTCCAAAGGTTTCACGATCAATTCCAAGAGATTTTAATGCAAGATCTTCATTGTGTTCAGTCATTGAAACTCTCCTGAAATTGTTTCCAGCGTTTGTCTAATTGACTGTCCATCCAGCCCCAAACACCATGTTCCATACCATCAACTCCAGCAACTTCAATCTCATCTTGAATGAGACGGCGGAGCATATCAATTTGTTCGTCAGTCATTCTTCATCCTCCTCAAATCCGCCGATACCAATATCTACAAAGGTAGAACCATCAACATCCTCAAAGAGTTGGAATTCAAAATCACCTTCATAAAAGTGATATTTGTATCCGTCTGTAATTCTTACTTCTTGGTCAAGTGGAAACTCTTTGAGTTTCTCAATCCATTCAGCGACAGTCATTTGAATTGCTCCAGTACATCAATGAAATGTTGAATACAATCTTTGGGAATGTGAATGGTTTGGTATCCAGGACCATTACCATCCTCTATACTCACAGTGCCACATTCATCAGCAGTGAAGTCAAAACTCCAACCATCTTCTTCGTGTTCAATTTTGATGTGTTTGGTGATAGTGTAGGTCATCGGTTTGGTTGCTTATAAGGTTATTATAGACCAATAGGAGACCTTGTGGGGTCTCCCTGTGCCAGTTCCTCAAGTGTCCTATTCATAATATGTATTATGATGACCATAATTTAGATACCACCAAAATAAATCTTTCATCATACCCTCATCTGCGTATCCATCAAGATGTGGCCACATGTGATTTCTCCAAGAAAACACACAATAATCAAAAACATAAATGGATGTCCAGATATTCCATTTCTTCCAGGTGTCAGTCATGCTCTAATCTCATAAGTTTCATTCATCCTTTCCAGAATACTACGAGCAAAGGAAACCAAACCATATTGACTCCCATCATCAAATGTTGCATCGTGGTCATCTGTGTAATGGTAGAGATTATCTCCACCTCTTCCATCATAACAATGTCTTTTTCTTGCTAGAAGTTTAAGTTCATTGAGTAAAAATGTAAGTTTTTGTTCGTCAGTCATAAGGTAACACCTCTTTGACTGTAAAGATTTGATTGGTTTCAAGTTTGTCTTTGTATGGACCGAAACCAGTGTATCTAACTTTGTAAGTCATTTTTCAATTTCCATAAAACTGATTGCTCAGCAATATAATGCCAAGATGTGCGATACTTACCTTTTAAATTTTTATTTTCCCTATATTCTTTCATCCATTCAAATACTTGATCTTCTGATGGTATGATAAGTTCAGTCATACATCCCACTCCCTTGCTTCCCAGTCCATCAAGCACATTTCACCTCGCTCCTTGACTGTGTAGTTTTCATAAGCATACTGACGGCACTCTTCCTCTGTGCCTTCAAACAGTAAATCCCACATTTTACGATCTCCATCATAGGTAATACGATAAAGTCCCCACTCATCATAGCAATCAGGAAAGATTGGCATACTTTTCCTCCACTTCGTAGTAATCGTAATCGCAGTCATTAAAGTGTCCACCGCTCATTGGTATTTCATCTCCTTGATAAGTGCCGTAAAGAATTCTACACGATCTTTATCGTATTCCACATCAACACCATAATCATCACAAAATGTGCCAAGTTGCTTTTCAAGATGAGTGGGATAAAGATTATCGAACCTAGAATAGATGATGTGATTGATGAACTCTTCCTTCATCAGTTCAAACAGACGAACTTTATCGTCATGTGTGAATTCTACCTCACGGTCAGTGATTTGATGCGATTTGAATTTGATTTTCATTGTAGTTCTCCTTGGTAGA